TCCAGTTTGCCCGTGAACGCTGCAACGTCGCCGGCCATGGTGAACAACTGGTTGGCAAAGTCGGCGGACTCGTCCTTGGTGAGCCCCTGTTGCTGTGCCAACTGGCCCGTGGTTACGAGCAACTGTTGCATCTCGTACTCGGCCAACCCGAGCCCACGACGGGTCTTTTCAAGGTCACGATTCAACGTCTGGCCGGCCTCGCCAAAGGTCTTTTCCCACGACCCGCGGATAAGGTCCGCGGTCTCGGCCATTTTGGTGCCTTCAGATATCCACGACCCCATGATCCCGAGGGCGGCGGATCCGGCTACAAACGTGGCGGCCCGGGCGGCGAACCGTCCCAACCCCTGCTCGGCCTCATCAAACCCTTTGCCGGCCTTGCGGCTAGACCGCTCGGCCTTTCGGTTCTCGGTGACGAGCCGCGAGGCGTCGGCTAGGTACCGGACATAGACGTTGGCATCGGCCATGGTTACAACCCCGCTCGTCGGAACTCGGACTCTGCCGCCTTGTCGAACGCTACCGCAATCCGCCGCTCGGTCTGTGGGAGGTTACGTTCGGCGGTCTTGCCAACGACCTTGCCGAGCCGGCCACGCCCAACCCGGGCGCCGAACACGCGCCGTTTCATGCTGCGGGCCTGTACCGGGCGGCCCCACACGTAGTGCAACTTGGTGCCGAATTCGGCGGCGACCATGGTCCCGCCTCGTTCAATGATCGCCGCCGGATGCCCGCGGTAGTTGTCCGTGTGGCCGATCCGTTCGGGCTCCCGCTTGTAACGGCCACGGGATCCCGGACGGCCCGATAGGAACTGTTGCGCGTCCGTGGCGTCGTCTCCGACAATCTCGGCTAGTTCGGCCTCGGCGGCGTCGGGCAACTTGACCCGCATACGTCGGAACGCTTGCTCCAACTTGGCTAGGTCGCGCTGATCAACGCCCCACTTGGCCGACGCCACGGACGGCTACGGCGCCGCCGGCGGCGTGTACGTGGGCTGGTCGTCGCCCTCTAGCGACATACTCCACGCCCAATTGCCCTCGGCGTCGGCGTCGAACGAGAGATTGGTCACAACGGCGTTACCCGTCACGATCCCGCCGTCGGTTCCCTCGGTCGCCGTACCGATCTGGACGGTCCACGCGATCGGCTCGGTCTCGGCCCGGATCGCCCACAACTCGCCCACGTTCTCGGCGGCGAGGTGACCCGACACCTCCATCGTGTAGAGCCCCTGCCCGGCGATCGTGCGCCGGTACCGCTTCCCAAACGTCGGCTTCGGGACCGCCGTCTGGTCGTCCGAGTACGAGACGACTTGCCCGATGAGGGTTACATCGGTGCCGTTGATCGTGACCTCGGTCATATATCCCGGGATGAACGTCTGCATGGTGGCTATGCCCTCCGTGTCGTGTGTAGTTCTACCCGGCACTCGGCTACGAGTACCGGGATGCCGTTTACGTCCGCTGTGTCCGGGCCGTCAAGGGACCGCACCGCGCCGCCCAACGTACCGACGCCTTGCGTGATCGCGAATAGCAACCCCTCCATGGTGTCTAGGGCGCTGGCGGGATCGGTGCGGCTCGCGACCAACTGGACGTCCCACGCCCAACGCCACGCGCCCGCTTGGCCGGCCTTGCCCATGGTGGCGGGCTCGGCCCACGTGTCCGCCGGGACAAGGACCACGGCCGGGACCGTGGTTAGATCCTCGGGCGTGGCGTAGACCTGTACCCGCGGGAACTCGGCGGCGAGTGCTGCGGCGATCGCGTCGGCTACGTCTCCACGGATCGACACGCTACGCCACTCCGAACCGGGCTTTGAACCCTTGCGCCAACGGATGATGCCGTAGGACTTGCTCGGTGATCGTCTGCGTGTCCAACGCTCCGATCCATGCGTCCGAGTTGCCGACGCCTAGCGGCGCCTGCCCGGCTTTGAACACGGCGAGGGCGGCGTCCGTCGCCCAATTGGCGATCGCCGGCGGGACGATCGTCCACTCCGGGTTGTCGCCCTCGTCCGGGAACGAGCGGTTATTGAACGCGTCAATGGCGTACTCGGCGGCGAGGATCGCGGCCTCTATGGCGTCGTCGGACTCGGCGTGGTTGATCCCGGCGCGGCTTTTCACGGTCGCTACGTCCGTGTAGCGCGGCGTCTCGGTCTGTACCGGGAACGGGCCGAACGTGACCGGATCACTCATGCCAACGGCCCTCCCGACGCACGCATAGAGACAAGGTTCAACGCCAAATCCGAGTCGCTGGTCACGTTACGGACCGACAACGACACGCGTGGCGCTAGCGAGACGTCGATCGGGTCGCCGGACACGATCGCGACGACCACGGCGTCCGTCTGTACCGACGTCTCCACGGTGAACACGGGCTCCTGAATCACGCCGCCGATCGTGAACGCAAACTCCCACGTGTCGCCGTTGGGGTCAATGTTCACGACGCCGAGCAACGTCGCTTGCCGCGTGTAGCCGGCCGGGACCGTGACCGTCGGCCAGTCGGCGGCGTAGTCGTAACCCAACTGGCCGTTGGCGTCCATGCGCCAGAACAGTGCGTCGCCTTGGACCATTTGAGCGCCGCCGATCCCGGTAGGGATATCGACCCACGTGTCTGCGGCCGGGATCGGGACGACCCACGGTCCGAGCGCCGGATCGGCGTACGCCTGTCCACGGTCCGCTAGGAACGAGAGCGCGACCCGGCGGACGTCGCTCGCGGATATCTCACGGGTCGTGTTGTCGGGCAGTAGGTCCAACCCGTCCGTGAGCCCAACTAGCGCGTCCGCCATGGGGTCGCCTCCGTCTCTACTCGTCGCCCTCGGCGGGCTTGGGCTTGGTCTTGGTCTTGGTCTTGGGCTTGGGCCGCTTGTGCGCCGGGACGTAGACCCGCCGCTCGGCCTTGCGTGCCGGCATCGGCTAGGTCGTGATCCCGGACAACACGGCGAACGCCGCCGGGCGCCGGATCGCGAGGGCGGCGTGCGAGTAGATCGCAACGTCCGTCTGCAACACGCTCGGGAACGTGAGCGCAATCTCGGCGGCGCCGGACTCCATCAACACGGCGTCACGGAACGACCCCATGATGACGTCGCCGGCCGGCACGTTCTCGTCCACGACAACCGGGACGCCTCGCAGCGTGCCGGCGATACTGGCGGCGTCTCCGAACCCGGCCGGGTTCTGAGGCGCCTCCGTCGTCACGATCGGACGACCGTCCGAATCAACGGCGTTCAGGAAGGCGCCCCACGTGTCCGAATTCATCATGGCGGCCCGTGGCGCCCGACGCGACCCGGCGTACACGGCGGCCCATGCCGTCCCGACGAGGGCCACGGCGGCCACGGCGTCCCCTCCGACGGGTACATCAGTGGCGCCGGCCGTGAGAATCCCGGTGAACCCGGTACTACTCACTGGCGTCGATACGGCCGGGTCGCCGTTGATCGTCTGGCCGTCCAGATACTCGGCGTGGTCCGCCAACAGATCCCGGATGACGGACTCCATGTAGTTCGGGTCCGTCCACTGTTGCGCCTGAATGCTGACGCCCTGCCCGCCGGCCAGTGTTCCCTTGGGCCACGTGGTGAGGATCTGGTCCTGCCGCGTAACGCTGATCTTGGTGTTCTGGCCGTCCTGAAACGCGACCGTGTTACCGACGGACACGGCCGGGAAGTTGACGTTGTTTCCGATCATCGGGAGCGGCCGGGATTCGAACAGATCCGCAACCGGGCGGCCCTCGCGCAGCAACTCCAACAGATCGGGAATGTACGCATCGGCGGCGCCGGACGCGATCCCGGAGCCGATCGAATTGCCGGCTTCGGCGGGCGGCGTGAACCCGGGAACGTCACGGGCGGCCAGACGGATAGCCGATCCGTCCGCCGCCACCACGCCGGCGTCAATGGACCGCGTGAGGCGGTCCGTTGCCGTCGGGTCCGACCCGCGGGCGTGCGCGATCGCGTCGGCCATGACGTCTCCGACGGATCGGTAGGCGTGGCCTCGGTGCGTTGCCTCGGTGATCGTGGGCGTTGCCGCTGCGGCGGCTTCGGCCCGGTAGGCGTCTAGGGCTCGGGTCACGGCCTCGTCTACGAGGGTTGTGACGTCGGGCGTGTCGTTGGCCGCGGTCTCGTCCACGGCGGGCGTGTTCGTGTCCATGGTGGGTTCCTCCGTATCCGTGGACCGTACGGCCATGGCGGCGGCCGTCTCTACATATGCGGGCGTCCCTGTGAGGGTCACCTCCCGCAACTCTGCGGCCCGGACCGCAACGGTGCCGTCCGGGCGTGGCGATAGGTCGCCAAGGATCATGCCGGCCGAGGCGCCGAGGGCGCCGTCGGCGGCCAGTGTGAGGGCGTCGTCGCCGTCGCGGGTCTCCGAGACCCGGAACGTGGCGTACAACCCGTCGGGTTCGTCACGGACCGACACGGCCCGCCCGACGACCGGGCCGGCGTGGCCGTGGCCCGTCTCCAACTTCAACGGGAGCCGATCGGCGCGGACGTCTCCAAACGCTCCGCGCGTGATGACCTCGGTCACGCCGCCGCCGAGATTGGCGGGCGCCTCGTAGGGCGCTACGAGCAACGTGATCGTCCGCTCGTTCACGCCGGCGACCTCGGCCGCCCGGTAGGTAAGTCTGTCCGTCACTCTGCCGGCTCCTGTTCTCGGTCCGGCGTCTCTACGATCTGGACGGACGTATTGGGCGTCCGTACGTCGCCGCCGGCGATCGCTGGCAAGCCCTCCAACTCCCGGACCTCGTTCACGGTGAGGATCCCGGATCCGAGGGCTTTTTCGTACACGTTGTAGCGGGTCGCGATATCGGCGCGCAGTAGCGCCGAGAATACGAACCGCGGGTTCTGCGTCGTCGGGATGAGGCGAGCGAACATGGCCTCTATCGGGTCCGTGACGGGCTGGACGGCGAACTGTGCGTACTCGGCCCGTACGCCTTCAATGTTGCGATACGTGAGGCTCCCGCCCGTGTCGCCGGCCGACACGCCCATCAGCGGCAACGGGATACCAAACGCCCGGGCAATCTCGGCGGCGTACCACTGGCGGCCCTCCAACGCCTGCATATCGGCGTTGGTCATCTGGACGGCCTCGTACGTCATCCCGCCCTCTAGGACCGCGGTCCCTCGTTTGCCGGCGTGGGACTGGTCCCACTGTTCCCGGAGACGTTCCGCCTCGGCGGCGGTCAACTTGTACGGCGCCTGTAGCACGCCGTCCACCCATGCGCCGTCCGTGTATTGCTCGGCGGCCAACGTGTCGGCCTTCAACGCTCCCGCGATCGTGCCGGCGAGGGCTTGGACCGGGCCGATGCCGTACACGTGGCCCGGGACGTCTACCAACTTGGCGTGCGCGATCGTGTAGTCCAACTCCAACTCGGTGCCGCGCCAACGGTAGATCGGGCGGCCCGTCGTGGCGTCCTCGGTGACGGACACGTAATCGTTGTCGATCGGCATGGCAACGGTCGGGCGGCCGGTACGGTCGTGGGCCGTGAGATACGCAAAGGCGTTCCCACGCAGTAGTAGCGCCGTGGCGAGCCGCTTGTACGTGTTCTCGGGCGCCTCAAACGGGTTCGGTTGCCGCACAATGGCGGGCTGATCCACGATCCGTTCCCGGGTCCGCCGGTTGTACGTGTAGATCGGCATGGACGCCACGGACGACGAGATACGGTACACGGCCGAGTAGACGGTCGATACGCCGAGGGCGGACTCGGGGAGCGCCCGGACGGATGCGGCGCCGGCCGAGAGCGGCCCGTACGGCGACAACGTAGACGGGTTGATAATCGCTAGGTTGCTGCGTGTCGCCGGCTCGGGCTCGGCGTCAATCTCCAAGCCCAACGCGCGTAGGAATCGTCCCATTGCGCGCGAGGCTACACGCGTGTAATTCGGTTGTCACGCGTACGAGCCCGCTCCGACGACGGGACGTCGGGCGGGCTCGTACATGGGCAGTACCGGGAAGGCACTCCCGGGCAGTCTACGCCAAGTGTGTGACGGCTTCCCACACGGCCGCCGGGTCGTCCGCCGACGCCAACGCAAACGTGGCGTGTTTGGACACTAGGACCGCATCGCGGTACGTGACGGGCGGGTCCGGGTCGATCATCTCGCCGGGCGTGGTGAGGGCGGCCCGGTAGGCGACCGTCTCGTACCAACGCCACCCACGGCCCGGGTAGTAGAGCCAACGGGCGTGTAGCCCAATCTCGGGTTGCTCGCCGGCCACGAACTCGGATAGGACCGCCCATACGGCGTACTGGCGGACCGTCCCGAACACGGCGAACGTGTGACCGTCCTCCGAGGTGCCGGCCCAACGGCCACGGTCGTCGCAATGCTGGACGAGGGCCGCCGCCTCGGCGGGTACCCGTGTGCCGTGGCTACGCATACGTAACCAACTCGGCTCGGCATGGTTGGCACTGGTTGGCGTTGCGGCGTGCCACGTGGGCCGGGTACTCCGTGTCGCAATTCGGACACGTGAGTACGGCGCCCGGGTACTCGGTGCAATCTGCGCATTCCGAGACCTCCGGCCCGATCCCGTGGCCGCAACAGTCCGGGCAATAGAAGCCGAACACGGGAACCGGGACGCCGCAATGCCGGCACACGGCCGTTACGTTGCTACCGGCCATTGGGGAATGCCTGAACGTAGAGCCCGTCGCCGTCGCTCGTCTGATGGGTCCGGTAGGCGATATGTCCGGCGTTGCATCGCATCCCGTATTGCGCCCGCATCGCGGTCGTCGTACACGTGTAGTCAACGCCTCTACGGAGTAGCCAGATCTGGCCGTCTAGCCACTGGTCCCACGGGTAGGTCTTGCGGCCCTCGCCTACGTCGCCGGGCCACGTTTTGCGTGTCGTTGCCATGTTGCGCCCTTTCATCTCGCGTGCAACGGGACCATGGTAACGCATCTGGACACACAATGGGCATGTATGGGGCCACACGTGAGGCTATGGGCCTACAACACGGTGATAGATACGCCTTGGGCTCGGGCGGCGAGGTGTACGAGGCGGGCCAACGCCACGGCGGCCGGGATCGGCGTCTCGGAATCCTTGCGTGACATTCTCCACGTGCCGTCGCCGTGGTCCCGGCGGCCGGCGGCGGCCACTTGTACGTTTAGGTCCGGTTGGTCTGCGTGGACGAGGGCGCCGCTCGTCACGGCGTCTAGCGTCTGGCCGCACGCGACGACCCACTCGGCGCCGGCGACCCGTTCCCATGGGAGCCCGGGGAGTCGGTCTACGAGCCCGCCGCACGTGTTCGGGTCGTACCCGATGCCCGAGGGCGCGTACGTGTCCCATAGGGTCTCTACGTCGGCGGCGATCTGTGCCTCGGATACGTCGCCCTCCCACAACCGTTGTAGCCCGACGACGAGGCGGCCGTCCACGTTGGCGCCGATGAGTAGGGCGGCGTTCTCGCGTTCGGGGTCGATATCGACGGCGAACCATGCCGGCGTCCCGGGCTCCACGGGCTGTAGGTCACGGTCTGCGCAGCGTTCCCACGCGTCCCACGGGATCGCCTGTGCCGTCGTCGTATCGACCCACTGACATAGCGCCTCGGTGCGGAATCGGTCGGGCTCGTCGTTGCGTAGTTCCTCTAGCAACGTGGTGCCGCGAATCGTGGTGCCGAGCGCCGGATTCGCCGGGAGCCAAGCCGCCTCTACGTCGTCCACGGCCACGCCCTCGGCGGCTGACCACTCCAACCAACAGATCCCGGGATCGGCGGCCGGGTTCGCCGCGGCGGCCCTCCCACGGTCCCGTAGCCGGTTCAATACGACGCTATCCGGGTCGCCGGCGTTCGATATCGCCCAACGGGTCGGGTTCTTGTGCGCCCGCTGCGTGTACGCCACGGCGGACCATACGGCGTCGTCCGTCTGCGTGCGGGCCTCGTCCATTAGCACGAACCCGACCTCCGAGTAGCCACGGACCGCCGTCTCGGTTGGCGCGAGGATCCGATACGTGGACCCGTCCTTGAGTCGGATCGTCTCCTGCCCGTTCGTGTACCGGATGCCGCCGCGGGCGGCTAGGTGCCGGTTCAACTGCGGCTCGTCCGCGATCGTTGTGGCGACCTCGGTGAACACTTCCCGTGGGAGGGCTCGGTCTTGCGCGAGGTGAAGGATCTGATGATCGCCCAACACGAATAGCCCGGCGAGGATCCGCCGCGCCGCCAATAGCGTTTTGCCGTTCTGTCGTGAGACGACGATCCCGACCGTCGGGTACAACCACTCGCCGTTGGGCTTCACTTGGCACGCCCGATCCGCGGCGAGGCGTTGCCACGGCATCAACGAGAGCCCGGCCAACTCGTCCAACGCGTATAGCACGCGGCCTAGTGACCGCTGGCCGTGGTCGGGCGTCCCGATCCGAGGCGTGGACACGCCGACGAGGGCGTCCAACTCGGCGGGCGTGTAGTCCGACGCCGGCCGGTAGCCCTCGGTCTCTAGCCTCGCAACGTACGACATTTTTTTCGTATGTCCTCGGTCCTCGAGCCCGGCGGCCTACCGGCGGCGCCGCTCGGTCTGACACGTTCGGCATTGCCTGTTGCCGCTCGGCGCTATGTACCAATTGTCGTGGCCGTGTCGGCATCGGTGACGCCGGGTACGTCGTTGGTTCTCGGCGTGCGTGACGGGCTGTAGGTGATCCGGGTTGACGCAATGCCGGACCCGGCATAGGTGATCCAACTCCCAACCCTCCGGGATCGGACCAACTAGCAATTCCCACGCCACACGGTGAACCACCGCGGTA